ATTTCTAAACTAGGATGAAATAATGTTAAAATTTGTTCAACAATTTGTAATTTTTGATCAGTGTTGCTGCTCCAAATATCTACGTTTACTGACAGATTATAAGGACTTGGCATAAGTCGTTCTACTGTATAGTTACGCCCTTGTGTGTTTAGATATTCTTGTCCGGATTCATCAACGGCTCTTTCTCTAATGTGAACTTTACTTACAAATGAAGAATCGCTGGTGCGTGTTCTATCCATTTCGAGACCTGTTATATAAACTGACATTCTTGGCACACTGGGCAATTTATTTTCTGAGTTGTCTTTGATAATAGAAGCAACTTGACGAGTTAAATCTCCGTACAGTATAGGAATCTGTTTAATATCACCGTCGGCATCCTTATACGAAAAGTTACTCATCAAACGTATTATCTGTGTTAGATATCTTCTAATTTGTCCGTCATAAAAATGTAACATTAATTATCTGCCCTTGGTCTTAATGCTTTGCTAAGGCTCTGTCTTTCAACAACTTCATCATTGCAAATAGTGCTTGAATTTGTATTGTTGATAAATGTGCCTCTTTGTGTTTGTCTTGTGTTTGTATTTGATAAAGTATGTCTAACATTATCTTCAACTTTGACCCAGCGTGACCCGTCAAATCTAAAAAGTCTATTTGGCATAAAATCTGTGCGTAAAAAGTAATCGCCTTTGACAGCACCTGTTGGAAATGTAATACCGCTTCCAAAGGTCTCTCCGTTGGGCGCTAACCCGTCGCCTAACAGATAACCAGTGTATCCTGAGCGTTCAGGTGTTTGATTTATTCTGTCGGCCATTTCATTTTGTGTTGATGCATCCAGTGATGATAAGTCTGCGGTAACCAGCTCAGTTCTTCCATTTTGATCCACTTGCAATGTATAAAAGTGGCTGGTATCGTATCCGCTTAATCCAGCATCTGCTTCTGCTTGTGCAATCACAGCATTGTTGATTTGCATATCTTTTTCGTATGTGCTTAATACATCGCCCAATGTTGTATTAGAGCCTTCTTCTATAGGCAATTCAAGTATGTCTTTGTATTCTTGAGAAGCAGTGATTTGTTTTAATTTTAGTCTATACAAATGTGGATACCAAGTAACGCTGAATCCTTCAGCTGCGCGAGTAACTTCTTCTATTACAAAATATCTTTTTAAAGCAACTGCATAATCGTTTGCGGCATATTCATCTCTTAAATGTGGCAATTCAATAACGTCTCCAGACATTAGTTTTCGTCCAATGGTTTTTACACTTGAATTAATATGCACAGTTACAAATAAAATGTCGTTGGATAAAAATAAACCAAATTGAGAAAGATTAAAATCATAATCTTGTAATTGATAACTTCCTCTAATTTGATAAACATCTGGGTCGTATTTTCTATCTCTGTTTTCTAGTAGCAACAGGTCTTGTATATTTGTTTCTTTTATTACATCGTATTGTGGCTGATCAGCAGTTGCATTTTCAGCAGTTGGATTTTTTGGTCCAAGATACTTGTGAACAAATAAATCTGTGCCGCCTACAGAAAATTGTTCATTGATAATTTTATCAAAAAATTCGTAGTCGTTACTTTTTTCGGGTCTATATAGAGAGAGTCTTGGCATATTATATTTATTATAAATACATGTGGAGAATGCTCAATGGACAAGAATTTAGTAACATACAAACAAGACGTTTTTGATTATATACATGCTATGCTGGGCGGCGGCATGGTAGATGTTGAATTAGACCCTATTCATTACGAAACTGCATTAAACAGAGCGTTGAGCAAGTTTAGACAAAAAAGTGGTAACAGTGTTGAAGAAAGTTATGTAACTTTAAAATTGATAAATGACACCAACGAATATATATTACCACAAGAAATAATCGAAGTAAGACAGTGCTTTAGAAGAAGTGTGGGTAGTAGAAGTGGCGGCGGCGATGGCAGCAGTTTATTTGAACCATTTAATCTTGCATACACAAACACCTATTTACTAGCCGGTTCTGGAATGGGTGGACTATTAACATACGAATTGTTTGCTCAACAACAAGAACTGGTAGGCAGAATGTTTGGTAGTTTTATTGAATTTGTTTGGAACCCGCCTTCTAGAAAACTCACTCTGCTACAGCGTCCTAGAGCAGGTGAAGAAATTTTGCTGTTTTGTTACAATTATAGACCTGATAGCGAATTGTTAATAGACTACCTTGCCAAGCAATGGATTAAAGATTACGCACTTGCTACATGTAAGTACATGTTGGGAGAAGCAAGAGAAAAATTTGCAACGATTGCAGGACCTCAAGGTGGCACAAGTTTAAACGGTACTGCACTTAAGGCAGAAGCAAGTGCAGAAATTGAAAAACTTGATAACGAAGCAGCTCTTGCAGTGGCCGGCGGATATGGATACAGCTTTTTAATTGGATAACCAATGTCAAAAAAATATGATGTTAAAATAGATAGAAACTGTAAACAAAATATAAATTACAATGGAAATCTATTTAGAGAACATTTTATTGATTTTTTAATTAAAAAAAATTCGTGGACGGTTGGTGTTGAAGTAGGAACAAGAGTTGGAAGAACACTATTTCATCTTTTGGATAACAATCCTCAGTTAAAAATGTACAGCGTTGACAAAGATATTAGTCAATATTATAATACTAAAATTAAAGAAAAATACAAAGATAGATTGATTGTTCTTGAAGGGTTAAGCTGGGAACAATCGTCCAATATAAATGAAAAAATAGACTTTGTGTTTATTGATGCTAGTCATACATACAAAAATGTAGTGAAAGATATAAAAGCATATAGCCCATTATTAAAAAACACAGCAGGATTATTAGGGCATGATATAAACATGTATCCTGTACAAGATGCAGTAGTTGATTGCGGATTTAAATATTTAATAGGTCCTGATAACGTTTGGTTGACAAGTTTTTAATTTTCTGTTATAAATTAAAAAAGGTTAATGTAATGAGTTTACTTCCAAAGTTATTAATTATCGGGCATGGTCGACATGGAAAAGATACAGTTTGCAAAATTTTAAAAGACACATACGGATTTAGCTTTGAATCTAGCAGTCAATTTTGTTCTAAACTTTTCATTTATGATCAATTAAAGGAAAAATATGGATACGCTGATGAAGAAGAGTGTTATGCTGACCGGCATAATCACAGAGCAGAATGGTATGATGCTATCTGCGCTTATAATGTTCCTGATGCAGCTCGTCTAGGCAGAGAAATTTTTACTGCGCATGACATTTACTGCGGTCTTAGAAATAAACGTGAATTTTTTGCTATGAAAAACACCGGAGTATTTAACTTTGCTATCTGGGTAGATCGTAGCGACCATTTGCCTTTAGAATCAAAAGACAGTATGAGTCTAGAACAATGGATGGCAGATTTTACTATTGACAACAACGGGTCGTTAAATGATCTCGCATTTAATACTAAACAGCTTGTAAACAATATATTAAACTAGCACTTTTAACTGCTAAAATACAGTTTTTTCCGGTGGTTTTGCTAAATAATAATAGCAACGAAATCCACAAGGAGAAAACATACAATGGCATTAGTATCACCGGGCGTACAGGTTAGCGTAATCGACGAGAGTTTCTACACTCCGGCCGAACCTGGTACTGTACCCCTTATTTTTGTAGCAACAAAAGAGAATAAAACAAATCCGGGAAATACTGGCATTGCGCCCGGTACACTGAAATCAAATGCAGGAAAAGTTTATTTGATTTCAAGTCAAAGAGAACTTTCGGAAACATTTGGCGATCCACTATTTTATACTGACGCAAATAACAATCCTATTCACGGTGGTGAACAAAATGAATACGGCTTACAAGCTGCTTATTCTTATTTAGGTGTTGCAAATAGAGCATACATTGTTAGAGCAGATGTTGACTTAAATTCAATAACTGCAAGTAGTACACCTGTTACTGGTGACCCAACTAATAATTCATACTGGTTTGATACAGATGCTTCTTTTTACGGTGTATTTGAGTGGAACGGTGCTGCAATTACCACAACCAACGGACAGAGCTTTTTAAACAAAGTACCATTGGTAATAACTGATACTACAAAAGTAGTCAATTACGCAGGCGGAGACTATACACCAAAAGGCAGCGTTGGTGTAATTGGTGATTATGCCATAGTTGCAGTTACTGATGTTAATACTGTTTGGTATAAAAATAGACTAGGAACTTGGGTCAAAGTCGGCACCCCAGAATGGAAAGCTAGCCATGCTATTGTTACTGGTGCAAATGCTAACCCAACATTGATTGTAGGCAGAACTATTACCTTTAGCTTGACCAGCGACAGTACTGGAAATCAATACAACGTAACTACATCGGGTACTACAATAACATTGTTGGCATCTGCTATTAACGCTAATACTGCATTGGTAACAGCAGGTATTACGGCTAGTGTTGTAAACAGTCGTCTTGCAATATTTTATTCAGGCGCTTCTGGAGACACAGTTGAACTATACGGTGACGATGCTACATTTACACTGTTAGGAATATCACAAGGTGATTATTATGCACCAAAGCTTGAAATTGCTCCACATACTAGTGTTCCGGAATTTAAAACAACTGATACAAATCCACGTCCAACTGGTTCGTTATGGGCAAAAACTACTACACCTAACTTGGGTGCAAATTGGAGCGTTAAACGTTACAGCTCAGACACTGCATCTTGGACCACAATACCTGCCTCGATATATGCAACTAATACCGCAGCAATCTACGGATTAGACAGCACAGGCGGAGGCGCAAATCTAGTTGAAGGACAACTATACATTCAAAGCAACGTTGCTGAAGACAGCGACAAGCTTGCAACATTTAAATTGTTTAGAAGAAATTCTTCAGGTGAAACTTCGATAACCAGTGCAAAAGTAACTGCATCGTCATTCCCTGCAGGAACACATTCATTTAGTTTAACAGAAACACTTGCAGGCGAATCAGCTACTACAACAATGACTGTTTCATTTGTTGCAACAGGCGCTACAAGCGACGCAGACGTGCTTGCTAACGCAATCAATGCAAAAGGCTACACACATGTTAATGCAAGTGTTAACGCACAAAATAGAGTTGTAATTTCTCATACAACCGGTGGTGATATACGTTTTGTTGACACCAGTGGAGTATTGGACAATGTGTTTACACCATATCTATCAACTGATCCAACAAGCACTACCAACTTCTATTATGCTCCAGGAACAGATCAAAGCACTAGTCCTAAAGAGTTTATAGCTACACTTTGGAAAGTATTAACATATACTGCACAAACTAACGAACCAACAACAACTCCAGCACAAGACGCATTGTGGTACAGCAGTGTTATTGACGAGGTTGATATACTATATCACAACGGAACAACATGGGTCGGTTATAAAGACAATGCAACTGCATTCCCTAATACAGATCCAAATGGTCCTATTGTTTCAGCAACTGAACCAACTGAGCAATCAGATGGCAGCGCTCTTGTAACAAACGATTTGTGGATTTCTACAGCAGATATAGGAAACTATCCTACTGTTTATCGTTATAATACAACAACCAGCAAGTGGATATTGATTGACAAAACAGATCAAACCACTGAAAATGGTATACTATTTGCTGATGCTCGTTGGAGCACTGCTGGCACTAGTGAAACTGCTGCTGATATTGTTGATCTACTTGAAAGCAAC